GATAAAATGTCTATCACAATTGCAGACGACAGTAACTTGCCGTACATACGATGCAATATAAACGGGGGAGACAGTAACGCTTACTATTTCAAATTAAACTCTCCGACTTATATGTACAATTTCAAAGGAGAACCTATTTTTCCTATTGAAAAAGCTGACCAAGACTTTTACCTGTCTATCTTTGAAATGTATGAAGAGAAACAACAGGAAATGGGCATCAGCCGTTACCCTGTTGTTATGCGAGATTTTGCAACAGACACTTACTACAATGGAATATTTGATCCAGTTTTAGATCAATTCTCAGACGATTTCCCATTAACCCCAACAACTAAAGGATCTGTAGAATCTTTTATGTTGTCTCATGGTCATCCTCCACCAGACTTTATTCCTGAAGCTACAATATTCTTTGACCCAACTGCTGTAGAGAATCATATCAATATGACTGCAGCACCTTACTGGGTCAACATGTATCGAAGGACAGAGTATTTTCTCCAAGCAGAAAAACACAAAAAGAAACTAAAGTACGGAGATGCCCATAAAATAAAAAAGACTTGTCCGTTAATCTACACAATTGTCAGTCATATATTAGGCAATGGTGAAGAAGAGTTTGAACGGTTTATTAACTGGATGGCTTATATTTTTCAGACTCGACAGAAAACAACAAAAGCCTGGGTACTAGGTGGCGTACAAGGAACAGGTAAAGGCATATTTTATTCTAAGATCCTTAGACCACTTTTTGGTTCTGAACACGTACCAATGAGAACGCTAAGAAACATTGAAGAAAATTTCAATCTTTACATGAGACACGCCTTGTTCCTTATTGTTGATGAGTTCCATATGGCTTCAGCATCAACAGGAATTAAACGAGTTGCTGATCAATTAAAATCAGATATAACAGATGAAGCAATAACAATACGGGCAATGCGAAGTAATCAAACTGCGCCACCTAATTACACTAACTACATATTCCTAACAAACAGACCGGATGCTGTTAATCTTGAAGTAACAGACAGACGTTACAATATTCCACCAAGACAAGAAGTATCTTTAGAACAAGCGCATCCAGAAGTAATCGACAACTTAGATAAAATCCAAGAAGAGCTTTATGCATTTGCAGGGATTTTGCATAGTTTTAAATATGACAAATACTTAGCCACAAGAGTTGCTATTGATAATACAGCTAAAGAACAAATGCGAGTTGTTAGTATGTCAGTCTTTGAAGAATTCTGTAGTTCAGTAAAAACAGGTGATTTAGGATTCTTTTCTGACATCCTTGAAATTAATGTAACTAACGTTATGGATGGTGGCAGAATAATGACTGCACAACGATACGTTAAAGCTTGGATAGCAGATGTAATAAACGATGCTAAATATAGCATTATCCCAGCGGAACACTTTCGGGCTGTCTACCATGTAATGACAGAACACAACCCAATCATTAACCAAAGACAATTTAAAAAACAACTAAACAAAAATCACATTGATACAGAAGTTAGGAAACGCCCTGCACTCGGTGGTAGAGATACTAATCCAATAAGGGGAGTTGTGGTAAACTGGTCCACCTCTGAAGAAGATGCTAATTACTTAGCTAAAGAATACTTTGAAGAGGAAGACTCTATCCTTATCCAGATGAAATAAAAACTATGCATGGATGTTCCAACTTTTTACCTTATCAATGCCCCTGCGGCGGCAGCTACGACGAACACGGTCTGTGCTTTGAGTGCGACAAACCACGGCCCAAAACGGCCTTCGCTATAATCGTAGCAGAAGACTCACGGTCTAACCCCACCGTGCCGATACGGGGTCATTTAAAATGAAATTAATTCCTGTAGAAAGTTTACCTTTTAAAAAACCTGATAAATTCGGACAAATACCTACGTGGAGTTTTTCAGGTTTAAAAGTTTTTGAAGAGTGTGCATTTCGTTCTTTCCTTAGTAAAGTTCAGAAAATACCTGAACCAACAAACCCTGCAGCTTCGCGTGGTACAAAAATCCATGAAGAAGCTGAAGCTTATGTTAAAGGTGAACTAGGCGAGATGCCTGAAACTTTAAAAAAGTTTGAAGACGACTTCGATCAACTTCGTACTCTTTACGCAGAAGCAAAAGTAGAACTAGAAGGAGAATGGGGATTTACTCTTGATTGGGAACCAACTGCCTGGGTAGGAAAAGACACTTGGGCAAGAGTAAAACTCGACGCTATTGTTTTTGAAGACGACAGTTCAGTAAGAGTTATTGATTACAAAACTGGTAAAAAATGGGGCAATGAAATAACTCACGGACAACAATGTTTACTTTATGCCATTGCTGCTTGTTACCGTTATCCTAATATTGAAGCCATACAAACTGAGTTGTGGTATCTCGATAAAGGAGAGACAACTAAAAAATTTTACACACGCAATGAAGCTATGCACTTTACTGCTGGCTGGCATAACCGTGCTGTAACAATGACAACTCAAGAAGTTTTTGAGCCTAGCCCTAGCGCACAAGCTTGTCGCTGGTGCAGCTACAAAGATGGGGACAATCCTTCTTGCGAATGGGGAGTTAAGTGACTGATCTAGTCAATAGCCCTCCGCATTACAAAGATACTGATTTTGAATGTATTGACGTAATGATTTCAGTTTTTGGTATGAAAGCCGTTAAGTGGTACTGTTTATTAAATGCGTTTAAATACTTGTGGCGTTGTACTAAAAAACACAAAGACGAAGTAGACTGCATTAAAAAAGCTATCTGGTATTTACGTTTCTCTATTGGTGACGATCCTCGAAAGAGTCTATGAACGAACACGGGTTTGTAAAATCTGTTCATAAAAAATTACCCACAGACTTATACAAGTGGAAAATACATGACTCTTATACAAACGGCGTACCCGACGCAATGTACGCAGGTAACAAATCTATTTTATTTGTTGAATATAAATACGTCCCTAAGTTACCTAGTAAAGCATCTACCCCCGTAAAAGTTAATTTGAGTGGACTACAGACGCAATGGCTGAATAATTTTTACGATTTAGGCCATAACGTAGCCGTTATTGTAGGAACAGAAAATAGGCAAGCTGTTGTGCTACAGCATAAAACTTGGTCTAGCCCTTTGCCGAAAGAAACTTTTGAAAAGAATTGTGTACCTTTCCAAGAGATTACTACTTTTATATTAGAGGTTTGCACTTCTCCTAAAAAATGTATAATGAAAGCTGTTTAGTTCTCCATTACTAAACAGTGATTTGATCACAACTCTCGGATGGCAATAATGCCTACTTTTGGCCCAGACTTAATACCTCTGGGCCTTTCTTTTTAAGCTCCCTTTACTATAATGGCTGTACCAAGTCTAGGAAGGATATGGAGCTATGCATCTTTTAACTAAATTACTGGTTTTTCTTAAACTTAAAAAACCTGATATAGAAAAAGAAATCAAAGAAACAGTTGAAGAAATTACCGATATTGTTGAAAAAACCAAAGAAACCCGTGAACGAGCCAGAAACAAGTTTGGTCGTTTTATAGCAGATGACCCTAATACGCCAGAAAATGAAGCGTATAAAGAATGAAAACTAAAGCCCAACCATTCTTTTACCCAGCTACACTAGACAAAGTGGTAGATGGGGATACTCTTACTTGTACCCTGGATTTAGGTTTTCATATACACCACTGGAAAAAAATTCGGTTTTATGGCGTTAACGCCCCAGAATCGCGCACTAGAATCAAACGAGAAAAAGAAGCAGGGCTAAAAGCAAAAGCACGAGTTATAGAACTTTTAGAAAACGCTGATTTACATATTCAAAGTTACGGCGTTGGTAAATTTGGTAGAGTCCTTGGTGTGGTTTATGACGGACGTAAAAATCTTTTTGATGTCCTTCTAAAAGAGGGTCACCTTAGACCGTATGACGGTGGCAAACGGGAGCCGTGGTTCTAGCATTTTTGCTAGTAGTAGTGGTTAACGGAGAAACTGTATCTGATAACAGAATGCTTTTTCAAAGTATCTACAGATGTAATGAATTTGCCATTGCTATTGAAGAAGGGCGAAGTAGCTCAGAAAATATAAAAAAATACAGAATACAAAAAAATGTAAGCGCATACTGCATACCAAAAATGGTTTCACAAGAAACGGAGTTGTTTGAATGATAAAAATAGTACCAGTTTTAATAGTTTT